TTATACCAGTTGACCCAACAGTTAAACCAACGGATTCAGAGTTTGAATGTTTTGGGTGTGGGTCTTAATATAATATAGAAAATCACGACATTAATCACGGCAAACTGTCGTGATTTTTTATTTTACGCTATTTATAAGAAATAATCACGACACTATATTTATTGATATGGCAAATGGAACAACATATGGAATTAATTTCCCGTTCAGAGATTCTTATGATGGTAAGTATTTAGACCTTTCTGAGATAAATGATGAAGAAATAAGAACTGACTTAATTCATCTTTTATTGACTAGAAAAGGTACTAGATATTATTTACCTGATTTTGGAACAAGACTATATGAATTTATATTTGAACCTTTAGATGGTCCTACATTTTCGGAAATTGAAGCGGAAATTAGAGCGTCTGTTGAAGAGTATATCCCAGGAATAACAATCACTAAGATTGACATAAGTGCGGCGTCCGAAGGGGAAGAAGATAAGGGTACTTATATAAACGACAACGACGAAAGAGTTTATAGAGTTCCAGGTATTGGTACTTTAGAACATACTGCAAGAGTTAAAATTGATTACATCATTACTAATGACGCGTTTAACAATTCAGATTTCGTAATTATAAATATTTAATGATATATGGCTAACAAGAAAATATCATACACTACTAGAGATTTCCAATCAATTAGAACTGAGTTAATAAATTTTACAAGAACTTATTATCCTGACACTATTGATAATTTTAATGATGCCTCGGTTTTCTCGGTATTGTTAGATTTAAATGCCGCCGTAACGGATAACTTACAATTTAATATTGATAGAAGTATTCAGGAGACTGTATTACAATATGCTCAACAAAGGTCTTCAGTTTTTAATATTGCAAGAACTTACGGATTAAAAGTTCCAGGTCTTAGACCATCAGTATCATTAGTTGATTTCTCAATTACGGTGCCCGCGTTCGGTGATAAAGAAGATTTAAGATATTGTGGTATTTTAAGAAGAGGGTCTCAAGTTAATGGTGCGGGACAAGTTTTTGAAACAATTTACGATATTGACTTTGCTTCAGCGATAAATGCAGAAGGTTACCCTAATAGACTAAAAATACCTAATTTTGATTCCAACAATAAATTAATAAATTACACAATTGTTAAAAGAGAAACTGTTGTTAACGGTATTACAAAAGTCTTCAAAAGAGTTATAACATCGTCTGATGTTAGACCATTTTTAGAAATATTTTTACCTGAGAAAAATGTATTAGGTGTTACAAGTGTTTTATTAAAAGATGGCACACAATACGCCAATATTCCTACCACTCAAGAATTTTTAGGTGCTGATAATAGATGGTATGAAGTTAAAGCTTTAGTTGAAGACAGAGTCTTCATTGAAGACCCGACGAAAGTTTCAGATAAGCCAGGTATTAAGGTAGGTAAGTACGTCCAAACAAATGATAAATTTATTACTGAGTACACACCTGAAGGGTTTTTCAAAATGACCTATGGTGGAGGTAGTCAATCTGCTGACGAACAATTAAGAGAGTTTGCGAGAAATGGATATACTTTAGATTTAAATAAATACTCAAATAACTTTGCTTTAGGTAGTGTTCTTAAGGCAAATAGTACATTATTTGTACAATACCGAGTTGGGGGTGGAACAGGTACTAATTTGGGGGTTAACATTATTAATCAAATAGGAACAGTTTCATTCTTTGTTAATGGTCCATCAGAATCGGTTAACACAAGTGTTGTTAATTCATTACGTTGTACTAACGTTGTTGCGGCAATTGGTGGGGCTAATTACCCAACAACTGAAGAAGTGAGAAACTTAGTTGCGTTTAACTTTGCGGCTCAAAATAGAGCGGTGACAGTTAATGACTATGATTCTATTATTAGAACAATGCCATCACAATTTGGTGCACCCGCTAAAGTTGCAATTACTGAAGAAAATAATAAAATTAAAGTTCAGATGTTATCTTACGATGAATCTGGTAATTTAACGGAAATTGTGTCAAATACATTAAAAAATAATGTGGCTAACTACCTCTCAAATTATCGAATGATTAATGATTACATTTCTATTGAAAGTGCTAATGTTGTTGATTTAGGTGTTACTATTGATGTAGTGTTAGATAATAGTCAAAACCAAGGGGCGGTTATTTCTCAAATCATTACTATTATATCTGAGTTCTTCAGTCCTGGTAACAGACAGATGGGTGAAAATGTGTATGTGTCTGACCTTAGAAGATTAGTTCAAAGTGAAAACGGTGTTATAGCGGTTTCAGATATGTTATTCTTTAATAAGGTTGGTGGTCAATACTCTTCGTCACAAACATCACAAGCCTACATAGATGCGAATACAAAACAGATTGGGTTAGTTGATGACACCATATTTGCAGAGCCAAGTCAGACTTATCAAATTAGATATCCTAACAAAGATATCAATGTTAGGGTCAAAAATTTAAAAACGGTTAATTTTTCTTGATAATTTATTTTCAAAATAAATGAATTATCATTTGAAAATAGTATCTAAACTATTTATCAAAAAAGATTAACATGTCCAACTCGTACAGAATAAGAACCAAACCAGGCGTTGATAGTTCAATTAAGATTTTAATTGACCAAGAGTTTGAATATTTAGAGATTCTTTCTCTAAAAATATTACAAAGTCAAATTTACACAAGACAGTGCTCCGACTATGGAGTTATAGTTGGTAGAGTTAGTGTTAACAATGGTTTTGGTATTCCGAATGCAAAAGTTTCTGTTTTCGTTCCTTTGGACAGTATGGACGAAAACGACCCTGTTATTTCTGATTTATATCCTTACAAAACTTTAGCCGATTTAAATGAAGATGGTTATAGATACAATCTATTACCGTATAAAAGACAACATGGTGGTCACAATCCTACGGGAACCTTCTTTACAAGAGAAGATGTGTTAATTAACCCGAGTCTTATTGAAGTTTACGACAAATACTATAAGTATAATGCGGTAACTAATGATAGTGGTGATTATATGATATTTGGGGTACCTGTCGGGTCCCAAACTGTTGTTGTTGATATTGACCTTTCAGATATTGGTGAGTTCTCTCTATCACCACAGGATTTAATTAGAATGGGGGTTACCACCCCATCTCAAGTTGCGGGAACTTACTTTAAAGCGTCGACAAACCTAAGAGAATTGCCTCAAATCATTACCTTTAACAGAACCCTTGAAGTTGAACCATTATGGGGTCAACCTGAAATATGTAATTTAGGTATTACAAGAACCGATTTTGATTTATCGGGTGAGGCCAATATAGATATTACGCCTACCGCAATTTTTATGGGGTCTTTGGTGTCATCTAAAGAAGAGGATTATGTTAAGAAGAGTTGTAAGCCAACTTTAACTTCAGGGTCACTATGTTCCTTAGTTGCGGGCCCTGGTGAGATTTTAGCCATTAGACAAACAAGCGCTCAGGATTCTAACGGACGACCAATCTTAGAAACGGTTGATTTAGAATCGGGTGGTCAAGTTATTGATGATAACGGAACTTGGTTAGTCGATGTACCAATGAACTTAGATTATGTGGTTACAAATGAATTTGGAGAACAAGTTATCTCAGATGACCCTAAAAAAGGTATACCTACCAGAGGTAAATACCGATTCAAGGTTAAATGGAATCAATCACCATCAGTATCTGCGGACCCGATTAAAAGAGGGTATTTTTTAGTTCCAAATGTTAAAGAGTACGGATGGACTGTTAGTGGTGGGGCCCACATTGACCCAATCACTAATAATGGTGCGAGTTCTGCAAATAAAGACGCGGCTCAAAGGTCATACGCATTTAGTTTAGATTGGGCTGACTATGGTAAAACAGGAACAACATTAGGTAATCAGATGATTAATGATGCAATTAAATGTGAGGACAAATTCTACGAATTCCAATACAATAAAGTTTATACGGTTTCACAATTAATTACTCAATACAGAAATGGTTGGGGTAACTGGAGAGTTATTGCGGTCAAAGATATATTAGATACCGAATGCTCAAGTGATAATAATAAGTTCCCAACAAATGATGCGGTATATAGGTTTGACTTAATTTATTTCCTATTCAACATCATGATGTTTGTTTTTAGACCAATATTATATTCATTATTAATAACTATGCACATTATTGCATTCTTCTTATTAATATTTGGACCAGTACTTGCAATTATCGCAATTGTGGTCGGGTTTGTCGTGTTAATTGTTTGTGGAATTATTAATTTTATTATTAACATTGTTGATGCGATTCCTTTTGTTAGTGCTGGGCCTCCTATTGAATGCCCTTCAGTTGATGATATTTTGGACGCAGCTAAAAAATGTTTGAATTTGTGGAAAAGTTTCACAAAAATGAAGGTACCAAATTTATCGTATCCTGATTGTGAGTTTTGTGGGTGTGACGACGGTGAAGCATCCGTGGCAGATACCTCTGACCCTGTAATTGCGGATGTTTATGAAAATGCTAACCAAGCTGGCGTTAATGCAGTTTTAACTCCGTTTGAAATTTTTTCTAATTATGCAGCAATATCACCTTATATTACCGATAATGGGGTTTATGAAAATTTATTTGCGGGACAAGCGATGGGTAACCCTACCCAACCAAGTAATCCGTTAACCTCCAAAACTCGTATTCCTAAATTTATTAGTGTTGCTGGAGGTAGTGATAATCGGGGACAGGATTATGAATTTACAACAAGTTTAACTCAATCTGAAAGATTGAATCTTTTTAATACTAAGGCAAAATTCTTCCTACCATCGGGAAATAACCCTGGTGGTGGAGTTAATAGAATTAAAGTTTCATTTAATCCTGCGGATGGGGTTTTTCATGAAGATAATGTTGTTGTTTTAATGGTTCAACCAACAAACGCCTCTTTATTTGAAGCGGGTAGTTTAATTTCATTCCAAGCCCCTGAAATGTCAAAAGACCCAAATATTACAGGGTTTACGGCACTTAATGAATATGGTACCGCTAGTAGTACAGGTACTACGGTTAATAATAAACCAGGTAGTGCATCAAATGTGGGAAATATAGTTGTCCAATATGCGAATTATAACAATCCTAATGGACCCGCATTAAGTCAAACTTATACTAGTCAACAAGACGACGACGACGTTCAATACGCTAAATTCCCGATGGATATTGAATATTTCCAAGTTATAACCGCAAATACTTATTCTGAATTTTCTACATTGTGTGCTGCGGGGGGGAATAACCCATTAGGTCTCCAACGTAGGTTTATTAATAATGAAATGAAATTTAATAGAATTTACAGTTACGACAACCCATCTCCATTCCCACCTGATTGGATAAACTTTTTAAATGACCCCGCATATCCGTTGGCCAACCCGTTATTAAAACCTGGTGATTATTTTCCAGAATTTAACGACCAAATTGTTGTTTTCTTAGTTAGAGGGGTTGACCCGTACTCAACAAGAAGTGATTGTGAGTACGACCTTAGTATATTATATGGTGATACAGGATTTGGTAACCCTGCTTATAAAGTTACAAGTGGTGGCGCCGTACCTAAATATCATTTAAATCAACCAATCAAACCTGATTTTAAAAATGTTAGACATAATTTAACAAATAACTTTGACACTGATGCGTATAGTGGTCAGAAACTATATTTTGATTCATTCCATTATCAACCAGCTAGTACTGGTACCGCTTCATTTTCAGGGTTTCCTTCTAATCTACATACATATTATTCTTCATTAGATAATGGTAGTATGTCATTTTACCCTGAAAATGCTAAACCACTTTTAAGTGCGGGATTTGACCCTGATACATTTTACGGTGTCAATGTGAAATCGAATAACGTATTTTGCAGGGAGTTTACAACTACGATAACAAGTAATTACTATGAAAACCCTGTAAATATTACAAGTAGTCGAGGTTATTTCCTTAATGAAATTATTGAGGGTGGTTCAGGAATGTATTTACAAGCGTCGGTTCAGCAAGTTTATAGTAGTGGTCCTGGTGGATTTAATTATATTGGATATTACTATGCGCCAAAATACCCAATAACAAATATGAATTACAATTTGGGTGGAAGTAGAAAAATAGTTATGAGGTCTGATAGATTACCAACATCAACCACATTACAGGATAATTTATTCAATAGTTTTGCATTACATAGTAATCTTAATTTTTCAGTATTTCAGTTTTCGGATGACGGAACATCAATATCTGGTTCAGGTACAGGTGGAGACCAAACAGTTAATTTAACAGGTACTACTGCTGATTTATCAAGTGCTGGAGAACCTAAAATAATTAGTAATGTTATTGATTCATTTAACTGTGGTAAAATGGTTAATTTAGGTTGTTATGGTGAACAAAGTGGAGAGTTATATGTTGACTATACTGGTGATTGTCGTAAAGACCCTGTTGGTGGTGGTGATTTGGTTACAAATGGATGTTATACTTATGTAACAACCATATTTTTATCATTACCTAGAGACCTTTTACTGTTAACTGAATGGGTTTCACGTTTATTAATAACATTCGGGGCGTGTCGAAATGTGTGGGGACACATGTTTACAAACAATTGGATAAACGGAACTTTATACGCGTTTAATTTTAACAACGATGTTACATTTACATCACCATTGGCACCTAACCCAAATCAGGCTCAATATGCTTATTGTGATGATGTGGTGGTATTACATAATAGTACTAATAACTTTTATTATAGAAGTAGTCCGTGGAATGAATCAACAAACCAATTTATTGGACAGAATAGGGCGACTTCAGGTGGATTCTTTGGGGCGGTATTTGGTCAGTACGGAGGCAATTTTTATAATTTATTATACCCAACAACAGTTTTAGATTTAGGACCAAGAACTGATTATTTACAGGAGATTGTTATGTCAGATGAATATGATGGTTATGTTATGAATAAGTTACAATCAACAACATTCTCGGATGTTTCTGAATTATTAAATTTATTTATAATCACTAGATTATCTAATAAGAGTTTTCTCGTTGGTTTAATAAATGGGGCAAATATTTTAAGTTATTTTAGTAGAACTAAAAATATGGTTGATGGTGATTACGCTCAAGCAATTTCTGTTAATTCTGAGCTTGGTGTTGCTCCATTCCAATCGGCTAACTATCCTGATAGACCAGGACAAGATTCAATCTACATTAATACACTTACAGGGAATGGCCAAATATTTGGAGTGTTCTTCCAATCTGATACTCGATTAAGAGATTTTATTAGTCCAAAAAGAACAATAATTGACGATACGGTTGCCGCAACAAATGTATGTGCGTTTAGTAATATTGAAGTGATATCACAAGAAGTACCTTTCTATCAATGGAACGTTAACCCTGGTAGTCCTGATAATATTTTTGGAAATCAAGATAATGGATGGAAGACAGACCCTATTTCAGGTAATGAATTCTTTACTAAGAAATATCAAAGTCTTGATAGAATAGAACAATCATCAAGATATTTTAGAACAAATGCGACATCAATGACTAAATACTTCAAAGGATATATCTATAGTGTTACACCTCAAACTGTGAACGGTACTTGTAGTATTGTTGGTAATGTTTTAACCATTACTTCAGTTACACCAGCACTTTTACAAGAAGGGTTTATATTGTCAGGTCCAGGTATTACTCCAAATACAACTATTTTAAGTCAATTGACTGTGTCACCACCAGCAGCACCTACAGGGGGTAACGGTACTTATTTTGTCGATATCTCTCAAACCACACCATCAACAAGTTTCACCGCAAATGGTTTCACTTATAGTGCGGCACCAAGTACCCAAGATTTAAATAGTCCTCAACCTAGAGTGATAAACACAGGGGCTCCTTTCCACTTCTATTTTGGTTTAAAGAAAGGTAAAACGGCATTTGATAGATTTGTAGTTAAATGGGTAGATACTAATAATATAATTGCGTAACAATGGGAAATAGAATAGATACTCGAGTAGTTTTAGGGTCATTAAGGTATAAGTCAGCTCCTGACACAAACCTAATGTTTAATGTACCTTTAGTCCAAACTAATAAGGAGAATGTTGAATTTGATAGAAATATTAATATTGACTTACAACAGGTTTTTGATGATGAAAGACAAAAATCAGACACATTCAGACCTGTTTGTAAATTTTCATTACTATTCAATAACTCATATAGTGGGTCAACTAATTATCCACCTTTAGAGAATAACTTATATTATGTCAATGCTGATGCGGCAGCAAAAAAACAATGTGGTGATAATCCACAGAATGTTAGTTGGTCAGGACTTCCACAGTACAACGAGTTTGATTTTATTCGTACTGATTATAACGTACCAGGATACACTCAACCACCGAATAACCATATTACTTTTGTACCTAAAAGTGCGTCAAGTTATAATTGGAATTTCTTTGTTAGTTATGCTTATGATAATGATTTTACAAAAGAATTAGAATCTATTGATAAAAAAAGTACAAATTTATTACAATGGGTTTGTGGTAATGGTATACCATTTATAATTGATAATACAACTTTTAATGGTCAAAACTTAGTATCATTTAGATGCCCCGTAAAACATGGATTAACTATTGGTGAATATGTAAAGTTTAATTTTAACTACAATGGGATTGATTCTTTTCAAGTATATTCGTTAGGTGACCAAAAAGCGGGTAGTGAGGAGTACATCTTTAATATATACAATGTTGGGTTTACAGGAGGGGCGTTTGCAAATAATTCTGAAGGGACTTTTAAACGAATCATTGATATTGAAAATCCAAACGACACCACTTCACAATATTATGTTAGAAGACATAAAATATTAACTAACTCACAAGATGCGGTGTTAGTAAATGCAGGATTTGACCAAAATATTTTTGGTAATAGAAAAAAATTTGAAAGTAGTGGGTTCACACCAAATCAAGTTGCTAGAGTTTCGATTAAAGAAGGTGCTCAATCATATACACTATCTTTTAATAAAGATATACATATTAATCCTATTAGAGACAATCAAAAACGACCTATCAGTGAATTATTTTTTACGGTAATATGGAAGGGTTATTTTGGGCTAATGTTTGGGACCAAGAAAAATCCAAATGAATATTTGGGGCTTAAACAAGGTTATGAATTTAATTTACCCTTAGACCCGTCAACCAATAAACCTAGTGGTTGGTGGAGTAATTCTAATTCATTATCAAATACTCCATTCCCTGTTGGTGTTTACAACACACCACTTGGTGCGGGATTAGGACCTAATTTAGGTTCAATACCATTTACCTATATTGAATCATTAAAAGAGGGGGATATATTAGATGGGGATTATTGTGAATGGAATGAATCAGAACAACAAGAAAGAGTAATATCTACGTTATATCACAAGTACAGGTTCAACCCATTTGCCTTTAAATTAACAACCCCACCACAGTCACCGTCTAACATGTTTGGGTATTATTACCAACCTCATTACCCGTTAAATATTAGGGATTATTCTGACTATATTGAAACAGGTAGTAAACAATTTACTGAGGGTATTCCTGACTATTCTTTTTATTCTGAAAAAACAGATTCATTTATATGGAGAGATTTATACCCATATGGGTATGTTAATAATGGTATTGGGGTTAATTACCCATTTATGAATGGTACTCATTACCCTTATAATAATAATATTTTTAGAATAATTCCAGAAGGAAGTAATTATAGAGAACAAGTATTAACAACTGACCCTATTATCGATGGATGTGAGTAACAAATATAAATTTATATTACCGACTACGGATGGATATATCAATTTACCGATAGAACTTAAATGGGATTTCTATGGTAGAGATGATAGTATTGAGATTTTCCAAGAAGAGGTTGTTAAGGACATTATTGGTCTTGCTGAAGATTTTGAGATTCTAAGATTTGCTCATGATAAGTATTCATTTTCCGAAGATACTAAAATAAATTATGAATTTAATTTCTATAATGGTAACCCAAATAATGTGGAAACCTCAACGCCCGCAAATTGGACGTGTAGTTATTTGCCTGAAGGGTTTACCGCGTCAGAAGTTTATTATTATGAAAAACCTTTCACTAAGTCATTTTTTAAGTTAGATTTTTACGATAGTAACAGTGGAACAAACCAAACGAATTATTTTACGGTTATTTTACCCGTCCAACAAGGCAGTACTGAAAGTGTTAGTATTTCACCAACAAAGCCAAATGTTAATATTAAAAAACCTTCACAATTTTTAGATTATGTCGGAGACAAAGAAGGGTTCTTTTTTTATTGGTTAAGAAAAAAAGAATTTATTGATATTAGTACGTTTTATATGACGGCTAAATTTTTTGATGCCAGATTAGGTGTATTTGTTAAGATGATGACAGTACCACAATCCACATTACCCGATGTGTTTTTATTTAATGGTGAAGATAAGTTTTATTATAAAGTTGTTTTAGATTCTGTTAATCAAACATACAAAATTTTTAATATTTCTAACGGGCTTAGAGTTGGAGAGGGAACCCCTATAAAATGGTATGAATATATAAACCCGTAATATGGATAATAGAAATTATTATATAAAAATATCTCCAGAAGTCATTCAAAATGATATCTTCAAGGTTAACATATATTCACCTTTTACAGAAGATGTTGAGATACCTTTTTGTTGTGATATATATACTCAACAAGTTACAAAATATGTAACAGGTCATACGTATGTGTATTCATCAATGACTGAAATTTTATCAGGCGGAACTAACGGTAATTCAATATTAACAGGACTTACAGTCCCAATTATGTTAACGGAGAATACTGTTGATATAGGATATTACTCTGTTTTTGATGGTATGGTTTTACAACAGGAAACCATGACAAATTTTTTATTTTCAGCAACCACAACATTCCCAAACGTATACTATTTTTATAACACTTCTGACACCGAGTTTAAAAAATACCTACAATTCTCAAATTATTATGTTGATTGGGGGGACGGTACTCCAATAGAAACCATAACAACAAACGCGCCGAATTATTACCAACACACCTACTCAACAACAGGAGAATTTACTATTAGTATGTCAGGTATGAGCCCATGGGGGTCAAATATTGTTCAAAAAACAGTTGAGGTTCCATTTACCGATGTTGTAATTACCAATCCTAAAGGTACTGCTTACTTTACACCTGCGGGTGGTAGTTGGAGTGGTACGATGTTTAATTACGATTACATTTTTAGTGGTGATGCTAGTTGTGACGCTCAAATAATGGATATAACAAATTTCACAACAGTTCCTTTTATTATTACAGGATATACTAAATCCTCTGTTAGTGATTTAGAAGTTTACGGTAGTAAAAATACTTTGTTTGGTGGTAAATATAAGATAGGGGTTCAAATAACGGGTACTTCAGGAAACATTGGAACATATTGGGGTCCTCACCCAACGGAACCATACACCGCCTATACAATTAATGGAATGAATTACTATGATTATAGTGATAACACCACAATATTTGCGGTTGAGTCTTCTGGATTAACTGAAGATATGATGATTTGCTCCGCAATTACAAAAAATGAAGTATTATTAAATGTAATTGATGAAGCAGAAGTTCAAACCAATGTATTTATAGAGAGAGGAAAACTATCTGCATTGGAAAGAATCGAAAGATTAGGTGAAATTGATAATATAGGTGACCTCGAAAAATACGGTTACGAATTTTTTAACATAATTAATATATAATATGGCAACAGGAACATACGGTACGATTAGACCAGCGGATGTCTCTCCCGAAGACGTGGAGATAATCCTAAACTATACCCCATCAAGAGATGAGACTGAAAATTTCATCTTAACTAAATTAGATGCAACATCAATCTTAAGACCGTACTTTAATAACGACGCTACAGGTGGTAATCCTAATGTTGAAATATTAGGTGGTTTATATAATCTAAGATTGCCTTCAGAACAATTTAATAAAATTGGTATATATACTTTACTGGTTAGACCTGCTCAAATAAGAACAAGAATCCTTGATTGTGGTGTTCTATCAGCGTTACCAAATGTTAAAGGATTAGTAATTGATTTAAATGATGTACCAACTCAGTTTAGGAATAAATTTGTTAATCAAGGTTTAGTTGGTTTTAGAATTGAATACCTAAATTCTGACGGAACTAAAGTACCTAATTTTTTTAGATTAATAACCTCATCATTCTTTTGTGAACCAGTTGTTCAAAACTTAACAAATACTTCTCAAAAAGCGATTAGATATCGATATACGGATAATAATACAAATTTAATTTTTTGTACTGTTTCACCATCATCATCACCGACTAATAAGCCAAACGCAACACCGTATATTGGACAACCTGACCAAGATATTATTATTACAAATACTTTCTTTAACCCAATAACTTTAGATATTGAAATTGCAGAACATGACTTCTCAACGTTAGCAATCGCATTGTTTGGTAATCAAACTAAATCTATGGAAGATGGTATCTACACATTATATGATACTCAAAATAACATATACAGACAATATAACTTATATGAAATTAGAGACCAATTTAATGAATTACTTTATGAGGTTAGACAAGATAGAGGAAATGATATTGACTTCAGTAAAAACTTTACAAATATAACACAATAATGGCCGTTACGAAATATACTTGCCCACCCCAATCCGCATCAGGTGCGGGGACTTTTTCCGATAACTTAGTTGGTTTCCAATTAGTTACTGGTGGAGGTTTAACGCAAGGAAATTTTGAGTTCGTTAGTTCTATTAATGAGAAAACGAATAGAACGTTTAATACAGGAAACTTCTCTGACCCTATTAGTTTAGATAGTATGGGGGTTAGTGGTGTGGTACAATCTAAATCTATTTTTGAAAATAACTTTAAGGTTTACCCTAATTTTGACATGAGTCAAATCACCAATTTCACATTATATGGGTCGATGGTTAAACGTATTTCAGTTTCTGTTGAAACAATTATTAGTAAGTTTCCCGCGGCTTTAGAGTCCACATTTATGGGGACTAACTATGTTACAGGGGCAACCGCAACTAATATTATTTTTGATTCGGTATACGATGAAACAAGTTTTGATTTAGATGTTGCAAAATTAAGAAATCCATTTGATATTGATTTTTCAATTAACTCAACTAGAAATTTAGAATTAAAAGAAATTAGCGTATCTCCTCTAAGAGATATGACAATCCAATACGCCAAGTATTCATTATATTTCAATGGGATTGGTTATGATGTTAAATCTTTAATACCAACAACCAATACTTCTAGTGGGACATTAAGAATACACGTTAGTGGGAATCCCTTTTCAGGACAAAGTATTGTATACGAAAGTTTTGTTATTCGACCTAATGACTATGAAGTTACTAAAGTATTTAATGAAGATTTAGATGAGGTTGAAAATTTCTTATTAAACAGAAATGTAACGCCAATTTATACCGCAACATTTCAAGTACCAAGAGAATCTGAAGATGGTACTTATTACACCGCAAATCAACCTATTACATGGCCATTATATGGTGAATGGAATATTGATATAGTAACTAAATCATTTGAAGATTATTTAATACAATTAAATGATGTTAGTGAGTATTTTGACATTTATACGACAAATTTAGTCTCAAGATTTTTAATTACAGGTTCATTTAAAGAATTTGATACTGTAACACAAAAAATGGAAAAAGTTCTACAGATTTATGGTAGAAGTTTTGATGAAACTAAAAAATTCATAGATGCTTTAGCATTTATGAACTCAGTTAATTATAATGTGGGTAATGATATACCATCACAATTGTTAAAAAATTTAGCACAAACTTTAGGTTGGGGAATTAATATTTCACCTATTACTGATGATGATTTTTTAGGGTCTGTGTTTGGTCAAAAAAATAAAGATAATTCACAATTTCTTGGAACATCACAACAACAAACACCTGACGAATTAAATTATCAGTATTATAGAAATTTAGTATTAAATTCTGCATACCTATTCAAATCTAAAGGAACTAGAAAATCAATCGAAGTTTTAATGAGATTGGTTGGTGCCCCTGAGGCCTTAGTTGAGTTTAATGAGTATGTTTATGTTGCAGACCAAAAGATTAATTTAGAACAGTTTGAAACACAGTTTTATAATATTTCAGGGGGAACGTATATTCAAGAATTGCCGACTTATGAACAAGGTAACACATTTAATATTGTTGGTGTTACCTATACAGGATTTACAACGGAAATAACTATTAAGGATGTTAATGTTAACCGAGAAGAATATCCTATGGACGTTTATGGGTACCCACAAGCGCCTATAAATTCGGAAAACTACTTTTTCCAAATTGGTAGTGGTTGGTTTGAACAAACGCCAAAACACAGAGCACCTGCTCAAGTTGATTTAAATAATAGTGTATTTACAGGTTCTAACCCTAATTATCAAACAACGTTAATCCCTTATTCATATGGACAAGAATATCTTAATAGATTCAGAGATTTCCCATTTATGACATTAGGTTATAATTTAACTGCAGTGCCTGATAATAATAAAAGTTGGACTGACAATGAAGTTGGATTAAGAAGTAATTTAGATGGCGGGATTAACGCTCGTTATTTTGTGGATGATGATAGATTAGTATTAAACGTTAAGAATATTGATTTGTTTTTAAATCCTGGACAAGGTATTTTGTATGACGTATGGTATATGTCTAGACAATACAATTACCCAATTCCTAATCAAGGTTTAAATTATGTTGCACCAACTTATTGCGACCCACACCCAAATATTGAATACCCGCAAAGAGGTGGTGTAGATTGGACAGAAATAAACCCACAACCAAAAAGAAAAACCTTCTTTGAGTTTGCTCAAACATTTTGGCATAACACAATTAATGTTAGAAACCGACAATTTGCGACTGATGGTAAAACAAGTGGATACCCAACGTTATCATCTATTTTTTGGAAGTATTTAGAGTCTGAAGAAACAATTAATATACCTAACGATAATTTCACTTATCAAACAATGATTGATTACGTGAATGGTATGGGTGATTATTGGATTAGACTTGTCGAACAAATGATTCCCGCAACAACTATTTGGAATACTGGTGTTAAGTATGAAAACTCAATATTTCATAGACAAAAATTTGTGTGGAGAAGACAAGAGGGTTGTCAATTTATACCAGTACCGTGTAAGCCATGTTCTTTAACATCAAACATATATCGATATGATTGTAATATACAATCAGTTGAATGTGGAATGTATCCTTGGTACGAAAGTTCTAACATTAACAGTTTTAGTGCGGTTTTAGGGCAAGCCCTTAATAACTATCTTACTGCTAATGGATATACATTAAATGATTGTTTATTAAATACCTTAACAACTGAGTGGTTTGTGGAATTAAAAATTGACGACACAACGGTTGTTCAATACCCATTCTTTAGTGGTGTTGGATATTCAGATTTAAATTTAAGTTCACCTCAAACATCTGAATGGGATTCTGCTTTATTGATTGCGTTGAATGATTTAAAAATTTACGGATATGATTACTATTTAACATCAACCGACACTGTTGTTATTTACAATGCGATTTGCTCTACTTCCGATGAAGGAGTTAATTTCAAATTAAATGTCGGGATAAACTTTAATATTTTGTGTAGTTAATGTCTTGTACTTTATTATATACCCCAACCATAACTGGCGATTGTTCAAATACTAATGTTGGAGGATTCACTATAGACATCAATGGTTCAGCCCCTGATTACAGTATTCAGTGGATTAACCCTTCGTTGGGAACTATAGCGTTAGGTGCGGGTATAACTCAATATGTTGTTACCTCATTATCTGCGGGAACATATACATTTAATATTATCGATTCATGCGGCGTACCCTCACCAACAATTTTACCTGTTAATATCTACATATCAAGTGGGACCTGTGTGAGTATTACCTCGCACACCAACACTACTTGTGGAAATGATAATGGTAGTCTTACGGCATCTACTCAAAATCTTTATGGTACGTCTAAGTTTTATCTTTACGAAACTACAGACGGTTATATAACATCGGCCTCATCGGTAACAAATACATTTGAGTTTAATAATATATTAAGTTCGGGAATTTATTATGTAATCGGGGATGATGGAGGAGGATGTACAGGTAAATCAGAAACCTGTATTATACAAAGTACAGAAACAGTAGATTATGGGTTTTATGTTGTTAATGACGCAGGGTGTGCGGTCAATTCAGGTAAAATATTTATTACAGGGTTAACAGGTACTCCACCATATACTTATTTGTGGTCTAATGGAGCAACAGGTTCATCTGTAACTGACTTAAGTGCTGCAACATACAGTGTTATTGTAACTGATGATACTGGTTGTTCTATTGTTAAATCGGCGACAGTATTACAAGTACCTTTAGTAGGATTAGGTTCGTTTACATCTATTAACCCAAGCTGCTTCGCATCCAATGGAGAAATTACTGTTACGGTAACAGGAGGGACTGCGCCATATTATTTTTCAGGTTCAAATGGAACTACTAATATTACATTTGACCAAACTTACACTTTTACAAATTTAGCCTCAGGGACTTTTACGGTACAAGTTACAGACGCTGGTTTATGTAATTTTGTTGCAAGTACGACATTGTTACCTCCAGGAGGGTTTAGTGTTGTGACTATCGGAGTTAATAACTCAACTTGTAACAATAATGGAGGGTCTTTAAATCCAATTCAATTATTCGGGGGTAGTGGTAATTATACTTACGATTTAGAATACCCTGATGGTCATCATTTGACTCAAAGTACTACAAATCAAAACTGGCAATTTACAGGACTTTCAGGCGGTACCTATAATTTAACTATTAGTGA